CCAGCACTCGCTCGTCGATATGCGAAAGGAGAAGGCCGTGCTCTACGAGAAGGTCTCGTCCAAGAAGACCTCTCCCGAATTCCTTCGCTATTTCTTTACGTATACGCCCACGATCTCGAAGACCAAGAAAGCCAGTCTCCGGAAAGCGCTTCGCAAGACTAGGCGTTCCTAAAGGTTAGCTTGGCGGAATACTGATACGGCAATCCCGCACACGCTGAGCAATCTGAAAAGCAGATGTCGCGACGACCAACCTCCTTGCGGCCCTGAATGAAGTCCAAGAAATACCCGTAGCCATTCGGAGTGCGATTGCGCCACGCATTTGCACCCGTCGTGGACGCAAAGTTCTGAACGATATCCTGAAGCCGATACCGCGTCGTTACATCCGAGGCTGACTGGAGCCGGAGCCCCGTAAGTCCCGAGACATCAATGCCGCGTTGTCCTCCGGAACTCATTTGTTTAGGTGGCAGAATTTAACCGCCCGATGTACCACGTGATATCGAAATACCCGTTCTTCCCAATCGCCTCCTCGGGGAGCTTCGGCGGGGGTTCACTCGCCATCGCATTGACCTCGCCATACGAGAGGGCCTTCCGCCAGTAGACCAAGCGCCCGATGTACCCGTTCCAGTTCGGGCCGGTCGTGATCGGATCGTCCGTGAGGTCGGGGAGCTGAGTGAGAGTGTGACGCTGGCGGAGGGTTCCGTTGATGTAGATGTCCACCGCCTGCTGGTCCACGACAATCGCGAAGTGGATCCACTTCATCGCAGGGATGTTGGGGATGAGGATCGTCTCTGTCGTTCCATATGTCTTGACGGACACAATGATCGAGTTTGAGGTCGCATCGAGAGTCATCGAGGGAGCTCCACCCTTCGAGAAGATCGTCCGCGGCGACCCCCAGCCCTGCGTGAAGTCCTTGAAGAGCAGCCATCCCGTATACGAGTACACGCGTCCCCCACCCTGATTGAACGACGGAAGGAGTGAGGAGCCTGACCGAGAGGTCGAGTAGAGTCCCTCTTGGAGACCGGCGATGATCGGAACAGCGTCGCGCGGAGCAGAGGAGCTTGGAGCAAAGATCATATAGAGCAGGACCCCAACAATGACGAGGATCCCAAGAATCGCCCACAGACCCATTGTGTGTTAGGAAGAAACAAACCCTCGCGGACCAAGCTTCAGAACGGGGATCCGACGACCCGATCCTTCGTCGGGCAGTCGAGCGCCAGCCGGAGTCCAGACCGCTTTGAGCATCGTCTCATACCGTGTCTGTTTCTGGTTCTCGAGGGTTGCAGCATCGACCCTCCGAGTCCCCATCTCATAGATGTAGTGGATTCGACTCGGGTCAGACCGGAACTCGCGTTCAAGGAACCCCCGCTTGGACATGCGAATCGTCCAATCGAGATCTTCCCCCCGGGTCGCATTCCCAAAGTGGACCAGCTTCGCAACATCGGTCATCATCGGATTGAGATGGTTGGGCGGGCGCAAGAAGACCTCACCCTGTGCCATCATTCCCGAAAGGGCGTTCTCAAGACTGTGCGTGAAGGTATACTGCTGGATCTGTCCCCGAAGGCGCATGACGTGATACTCACCCAGGATGGTGTCGCGAAGATCCTCGATGTACGCGTCGGTGATCTGATCGTCGTCGTCGATGAAGGACATGTATTTTCCAGTGGCTCCCTGCAGAAGCTCTTCGCGTTTCTGACCGATGCTCTTCTCGCGATTGTCAAAATTGAGGACAATGTCGATTCGAAGCATCGGAGCAAGTCGGCCGACCTTCTCACGAATCCCCGCCATGAGAGACTGGAGGGACGCCTCCCGCCCCGGAATCGTCGGAATGAGGACCGACCAGTCATACGGATAGACCTTCCGGCGAATATAGGTATACATGTCCTCGTTCCAGTACTTCTGGTTGCGGTCGTAGAGAGCGTCCATATACTGACTGTATCCCGCACCGGGATGCTCGTGCCGAATGATACAGGACTGGCTGTAGTGGCAGCGGCTGGAATAGATCCCGCGACAATGGTCAGTCAGCTCCGTATCGCAGAAGAGGCTCTTGTACGACGGATCATAGATGACACCACGTTCCTCGTAGAGCGTCCGTCCAAAGATGCAGAGAGTGTTGAGGTTCGTCCCCTGACATCCATCGTTGAACCAGAGAATCCCATTGCGGTCGGGGAACCGAGTCGTCATCTGCGACCGAATCACGTCATCATAGCCTCGACTCTGCGGGACCATGTCGTCGGAGACGAGCACAACGATATCCCAGTCCCATTCGATCTCGTTCATATTCGCATTGCACGCTTGGATCTTGTTCGTGTTGGGACTATAGAAGATCCGAGACCATGCACACGGCGCCAAGAGCTTCTGAAGCTCCGTCGTGTCTTTCATGGTCGGATCGTCAATGTCGCAGGAGACAGCCACTCCGAGGAGATCAGGGCGGGCTGCAAGTCGAAGGTAGGTTCCGAGGGTTTTGAGAACGCGAGCCGGCCGGCTCCGCGTGGGGCACTTGAGAAGAATCCGCATCCTCTTTAGAAGACATAGTTGCTTAATTCCTTTCCAGCCTTGTCGAGCGTGCTAAAGCGGAACGTGTATCCGAAGAGCGACGCAAACGTGGAATCCGCAGGCGACGTGGTCGTCGCGGGGGTCGGAGCCTGGCAGTTCGTGCCCGCAGCCGCAAACGCCTTCGCAGTCGCGGGACCGATCATGTCGGTATACGTCTTGAAATTGCAGACGGAGCCCGAGAAGCCGTTCGTGTTGTCTCCGAGATGAACCTCACCCAGAACAGGCTTGGGGATCCCCGGGAGAACGCAAGACTTCACGAGGCGGCCATCGATGTAGATGTCCACATTACGCTGGAAGACCGTCACGGACACCGCAAACCACCGTTGGAGAGGGACGTTCTCAACCGTGCAGGTGAACGAATCCCCCGTGGACGAGGTCCCGGTCGCGCCTCCCGAGGGATAGATCGCGATCTTGACCTGAAGACTATTGTCCGTCGGGTGGAGCGTGATGTGGGGGCTGATGTCCGTCGAGGCCGCCGCGGTTCCGACACGCTTGACCACGGTCTTCTCCTTCGAGAAGTTGTAATCCCAATCGGAGATGTACATCCAGAACTGCATCCCGAAGGACCCATTGGCCCCAATCGGAGCATTGGCTGCAGGAATGGTGGTCTGGATCTTCCCTGACACAGGGGCAGGAGCCTGATCTCCCGAGCTCGAAGAGTCACCCGTCAGACTGATGCCGGGCTGCCCATTCGACTTCTGGATGTAGTTGTAGATGATGATGCCAACCAACAGCGTCACCGCACCAGCGACAAGGACCAGAATCGTCCTGAACGAACCCGCGAGCCACGCCCCAATGCCAGGTGAATTCGGGGATGGCGTCTGCGTCCCCGTGGTAGACGAGCTAGTCGACGGGGTCGATGTGAACGGCCACATTTGTATGAAGCAAGGAACTTTCTCGGGGAGGGGTTCCTTACACAATGGAAAAACGGACAGGTCTGCCACATCCCCATCAACAGCAGATGTTCTGTAACAATTGCGGTGGTCGAGGTCATTTATTCCGAATGTGTAAAGATCCCGTGCTCTCCTGTGGTCTTCTCCTTATCGATGCCGGTCGACTTCCCGTGGACCCCGATGCGATTCGCGTGCTGATGATTCGTCGGAAGGACAGCATGAGCTTCGCAGAGTTTCTCCGCGGAAAGTATGACCCGACCAATATTCCCTACGTCTCGACGCTCGTCAAGAACATGACCTTGAAGGAGCAGGTCGCCATCGCAACGGAATCCTTCGAGACGCTCTGGAAGAACCTGTGGGGCGATGACCGGTCGTCCTCCGATTTCCAGACCTCCAAGGAGCGCTTCTACCAACTCGATCGAATGGCCCTCATGCGCGATAACCTCTCCGAGTACACTGAACCCGAATGGGGGTTTCCGAAAGGTCGTCGCATGCGCGGAGAAACCGACCTGGCCTGTGCGGTTCGCGAGTTCAATGAAGAGACCAATGTTCCGCGCGATGCCTATGTCCTGCTGAATAACATCCTTCTTGAAGAGACATTCACCGGTCTCAATGGTGTTCGCTACAAGCACATTTACTACGTGGCGCTCCTGACCCATCCCGAGCTCATCAATCTCACCCAGAAGTTCACTCCCATGCAACGGAGAGAAATCTCCGGACTTGCGTGGAAGACGTTGCGCGAGGCCGACAGCCTCATTCGTCCTCATCATGTTGAGCGTCGCGCCATGCTCGGACAACTCACCAGCATTCTCTCCGTCTTCGAAACGGACTAGATCTTGAAGCGATACAGATACACGGTCAGGCAGTAGGCGACGACCGAGAGCACAAAGATCCACCACCACAGCGGGAACACAGTGGCCTCACGGTCTTGTGTTCCAAAGGGGCGAATCCGTCCCTCACGCCCAAAGGCAATGCTGGGCTTGAGGTACAGGAACCCTGCCATCAGAAAGAGATAGATGGCGACCATCAACGTGCGATAGGATTTCCGCCCCATTATCAAATCCTCACGAAAAACAATGGCGCGACCGTACATCCTTCCAAATCGGAAAGCCTTTGCGGATGCCGTTGCGCGCATCTTTTTGAAGTATCCGACACCGCCCGCCTCCCAAGAAGACAAGGACGTCGATCTCTGTCTCAAGCGAGACACGGGGACCCGCGAACTCCTGCCCCACCAGAAGATCGTTCGCGATTACCTCTCGGCCGAGACTCCGTATCGCGGCCTGCTGCTCTACCACGGCCTCGGGTCCGGAAAGACGTGCTCGTCCATTGCAGTCGCCGAGTCGCTTCTCTCGACGAAGAAGGTCTTTGTCATGCTTCCCGCATCCCTCGAGTCGAACTATCGTGGAGAGCTCCAAACCTGTGGAGCGCCCCTCTACATCTACGACCACCACTGGCGCCAGCAGTCCCTGAATGACGAGACCCGCGACATTGCCAAGCGGCTCGGTCTCTCCGATGGGTTCCTTGATCGTCAGGGTCTCTTTTTCACCACCGTTGCGGGCGAAGAGCCGAATTATACCAAGCTCCCGAAGACGGCCCAGGATGCGATTCAGGCCCAGTTTGATGATGTCCTCGCGCAGCGGTTCACCTTCATCCGCTACAACGGTTTATCCTCTGCGAATATCGCAAAGTATGTCCCTGAGGACGGTTCTAACCCGTATTCGGGTAGCGTGGTCATCATTGATGAGGTCCATAACTTCATCTCCCGAGTCATCAACGAATCGGAGCTCGGAGGCAAGCTCTACGAGCGCATCTACACAGCAACTGACTGCAAAGTGGTCGCCCTCTCCGGGACGCCCGTTATTAACCGTGCGAACGAGCTTGCCTTCCTCATGAACCTCCTTCGCGGACCGATTGAGCGCATCGCAATTCCGATCAAGTCCATTCCCACGTGGGACGAGGAGAAGATGACGAGCGTCCTGCGCGGAATCCCGGACCTCGATACGGTGGAGTACAATACCCTCAAGAAGGTTCTCCTCGTGACCCGCAATCCCCCGAACTTCCGCAGCATCTACAACGAGAAGGGAGACCGGACGGCCGTCCAGTACAAGCAGGAGATGACGTACATCACAAGCCCGCAGGATTGGGTCTCCTCATGGAAGTCAACCTTTGAGACGGAGGTCGGGGGTGCCGAACTCGCGATCGAGCGTGTCACTGTGGAGCAGTTGGAGTGCCTCCCGACAGACTACGATGACTTCGCAGCGATGTTCCTCGATGGACTCCAGATCAAAAATGCGCTTCTCCTCCAACGCCGGATTCAGGGCCTTGTGTCCTATTTCAAGGGAGCGGATGAGCGCATGCTTCCGAAGGTGATTGAGCCCGAGAAAATGCTCGAGCAGGTTCCGATGTCCACCGAGCAGTTCAATCACTACCTCGACGTTCGGTTCAAGGAGATCCAGCAGAACAAGCGTCGCGCGACGATCGGAACGGCCGACAAGGAGATGAAGACCTTCCGCGTCAACTCTCGACTGGCCTGCAACTACGCCATTCCTCCCGATCTGCGCCAGCTCGATGAAGATGCAGCGTCCGAGGATGCAGTTCCTGACAAGGAGGTCATCCTGAACAAGCTTCGTGCGGACCCCAAGCGGTTCCTCTCCGAGAAAGCCCTGGAAACGTTCAGTCCCAAGATGCTGCGGATGCTCACGAACATCAAGGCGTCAATGGGATCGGGTGAGCTGTGGAACAATCAGTTCGTGTACTCGCAGTATCGCGAGCTCGAGGGCCTCGGCGTGTTCAGTGCAATCCTCGATGCCAACGGCTGGCAGGAGTACAAGCTCGTCAAGCAGAACAATCAGTGGGTCGAGGATCCGAGCATGACCTCGGAGAAGCCGGCCTATGCCTTCTATGCGGGTGCCAAGGCAGGAGATGACGCCGAGAAGCGCGAACTCATTCGCCAGATCTTCAATGGGAGTTATGCACGCGATTTCCCCGCCAGTCTCAAGGCGTCTGTCGAGAGCCGCGGGAAGAAGATCCTCTGTCTGTTCATGGCCTCGTCGGCGGGTGCTGAGGGCATTACGCTCCTGAACGTCCGTCGGGTTCACATCATGGAACCCCACTGGAATCCTGCGCGCCACGACCAGGTCATTGGACGTGCGGTCCGTATCTGCTCGCACGCAAGTCTTCCCCTGGATCAGCGCACCGTCAAGGTCAGCTTCTATGTGTCGGTCTTTACCGAGGAGCAATCCAAGTCCACGGAAGGCTCGAACAACGTGGTCTTGGTGCGTCGCTCGGACCTCGCGACCAAGCGGTATGAAGGAGATCCGTCGGACGTCTTTATGACGACCGATCAGTATCTCTATGAAATCTCGTATGAGAAGGACGTGACGACGAAGCGTCTCGCAACTCTTCTCAAATCAGCGGCGGTCGACTGCGAACTCCACAGGAAGCTCCATAGCAAAGAGACTCCTGTGGTTTCCTGTATGCGGTTCGATAGCACTGCAACGGGGGAAGATTTGGCGTATAAGCCGAATGTCAAGTCTGATGACACAGACATGACGTATCTGCGCAACATGACGAAGCGCAAGCGGAGGCTTCAGAAGGTTGCGATCAAAGGGATGGTCTTTCTCATCGATCCTCAGACCAAGGAAGTCTATGATGGACCGGCGTTCGAAGATCAGGAACGTCTGCTTCGGGTCGGAGTCCTCACAACTCCGACGACGATTGAGTGGATGCTCCCGTGAGGGCCTCACGCATTCAGGAGGTCCTCGAGCCATCCATCGCAGACCTGCGCCCACGTCTTGAACGGATAGGTCTTCACCTTCGAACGGAGCGCAGGGAGGGTCTCAATCGCCTTCTTCATCGCAGTCGCGACTGCATCTGCCGTGAAGGTCGGGGCCCACCCACCCAGAGGCATGGCTCCCGAGAAATACGCGTCATCTCCGGGAGGAATGAACACGGCCGTGCTCTCGTCGAGGAACGTACGGAAGCTGCCGATATCCGTGACAATCTGAGGAGCCCCCGTGAGCATGTGCTCCAGCTGGCAGAGTCCAAAGCCCTCGCCATCCGAGGTATTGATTCCAAGGTCCGCAGCGTTGTAGAGCTGATTGATCCCCTCATCTCCCACGACATTGGGAGGCGCCGTATCAATGAGAACGAGGTGACTGAGCGCCAGCTGGTCCAGACCCACGCGCGCCGCCTCGCGCTGGAAGATCGCAGGGATGTCATAGTATGCACCGGCCTGTGGATTGACGTTGGTCGCAATGACGAGATATGCGGTCGGGTGGCTCTTAAGAACGCGCGCAAACCCGGCGAGGGTCAGATCGAGGCGCTTGCGCTGGCTGTTCCGGTTCGCGTTGAGAAAGACAATCCCGGATGCAGGGATTCCGAGGGACTTCCGGAACGCCTGCCGAGCATCATCGGCGAGGGCACTGAACGTCGTCGAGTCTGCCGCATGCTCAAGAATCCGCACATCCGGAAAGGCTCCGTAGGCGAGAAACTTCTGCTTCCAGATCTCGGTGAAGCAATACACGCGATCGGCATGCTCGTGGATCGTCTTCATGAGGGGGAACGCGATTCCGTCGTAGACCTGGTCGACATAGATCCAGAGCTTGTAGGTCGCCGTCTTCCGGTCGTGCTTCATCGCCTCCACGAACTTGTGGATGATGAGGGGGTCATTGTAGATCATCACGACATCGGGACCGACCATCTCGAGGTAATCATGGATCTTGTTGAAGCCGAAGCCCTCCTCCTTCGGATCCTCGTTGGCGGCTGCATCGTACTGGTTGACGCCAGCAGGTGCCTTGCGGTGGCTGGGGGTGTTCGGGTGGCGCTGGAAGCCGTAGTGAAAAAGCTTGACCCGAGGGGCAAGCGTGGAGGCCTGCTTGAGAAGGTTGTGGGCGACCTTGGAGTACCCAGTGGTCTGATCAATATGAGTGCTGATGAGAACGACACGCATTGAATACTTTGCGGACCGCGCGTATAAATGTCTTCCCAAGATACAATGCAGGTCAACTCCGCGCAAGATTACCTCACGAGGAGGAAGCAACAGATCCTTGCGGCCACGTTCTACTCAACGCCTCCACCGCAACAGAACAAGACGAATGCGCTCTTCACGAGCATTGAAGCGAACAGCGCGACAGTCCGTCAGGTGCTTCACGTTCCGACCGTGTCAGGATGGGGAGATGCTCCTGGTGGAATCACGGTGACGAACTGGTGTGCGGGCTGCGAGGCTGCCACGGGAGCTCCGGGCACGTTTCAGACCGTGAACACGAAGGATGTTGTGTCTCGTCAGGCCCTGCGCCCGATTGGGATCCTTTCCCAGCAGTAAGCATGGACGATTCCATCGCACGTTGGGTATGTATCCGTGGGTTCCAACTTGCAAGCCTCTTCCTGTTCTTACGATTCGTCTATCTCGTCGAAGAAGAAA